ATGTCGTCAATTGTTTCTTTGACCTCATCATAATTTGATCCTCCACTATCAGATGAGGGTAAATCTATATCCTTGTAAAACCCTTGCAATTGTAACTTTCTAATCTCATTTTTATCCATACGGACAACATGAGTAATGCGTGTAGATGTTTTAAGGTCTGTTGCATTGTAAGGAACAATTAAATCCTCTGCATGAACAAACTTAGAAACAGCTCTTTGCATTGAAGGGTCAAAGTAAATTTTTTTAAATGCTGAACCTACAATTGGAAGATAAAATAACATTTGATCTAACTCTGGATCATACTCTTCCATTTCATAAGTTATTTGATAATTCATGTAATTTTTAACACGCTCTGCTTGTGCGAGTAACTCTGGGTTTTCTGCCCCCACAATGTGTGTTCTTACAGGTCCACTTGCTGGTAGCATTTCTCTGTATGCTTGTGCTTGAAACTGTGTAACGCTTTCTGCTAATAATGGGTGAACTACGCCAGATGCCCCCTCAAAAGGCTCTGCTCTATCCTCATAGTTCATGCCTAGTAGTTCTAAACCACCTTTGTACTGATCTTCCCAATCTCTTCTTGATGATATGTCTTCATCAATATCTCCAGTTATATCGCTTGATATTACACCTAACTCACTTTCGTCTATGTATTCTGCTAAGTTGGCATTAAATGGCACTGGCATTGATGCTTCAAGTTGCTCTTGCATCTCGCCTATTATTGCAGATCCGTCTTCTAACTCTGTTACGCCAGGTGTTATTTCAGTCTCAGAAACAGATACTTGAACACCTTGAGGTAAATCTACGTTTTCAACACCATTTACTTTTTCAATAGCCATGATTATCTAAGCTTAAACTTTCCACCCGCTCTCGCAGCACCCATGCCTCTACAGACACCGCCGCCAGAACCCATCTTTACAGGCCCACCTGCCTCAAATTTTTTAGCTAAAGTAGGATTCATCTTTTCTTGCACCGCCTCTGGTAACTTTGAAAAACCTTTAAACTTTTTTGGAACAGCACCACCATCTTCCATTCTTGTGGCAATACCCATCATCCTGTTCATTCTATCTCGATCAACATCAGATATATTTGCTGTTCTTCCCATTAAACGTCTTAACATTGCCCTCTCAGCATCAGACATTGTTGAAGCTTTTTCGCCAAGAATTTGCATCATCATTGCACGATCAGAATCAGATGTTGCTCCACCTTCTTGCATCTTTTTAGCTTTTTTCATAGCTTCCTCATTAGTTTTAGCCACTCTTTTGCTAAACTCTTCATTTAAGATAATAGTCTTATCAGCTCTAAATGGATCTTTTTTGGGCCTCATCTTTGGCTTTGGTACATTACCGCCCTCTTTCATCTCTTTAGCTTTAACTTTTTCAATTGCTTCCATAAGTCCGCCATCTTTTTTGTTTGGAATAAATTTTATACCGCCCTCTGGCTGGACTGATATTGTACCATCTTTGAGTCTTTTCTTGCCTGTTTGTCTAATCCTACCATCTTTATCAACTTTAATTATAGGTCTTACTGAACCACCATCTTTTGCCATAGTTATTGTCTCCTTCTGAATACTCAAAGCACTCCCAGGTTTTGGTGTAATATCAAAAGTCTGTGGCTTTGCTTTTACCTTACTTGTTTTTGCTATTTTTTTCAAACGCTTTGTAAGGATGGCATCTTTCTTTTTCTGCATATCAACTGTCTTAATACCAGTTTTACCCTTACCAAAATCAGAAACCATCTTAGCTAAACCCTTTAATGGATCTACCTTACCACCTGTTTTAAGAAGTTTTAACTGCTTCATTTTAGTGGTATCAATGACTTTTATCTTTGGAGTTTCTTTTTGTTTCATCGGTGGCATCCTTCTTCCAAAATACTTGCCAGGAACTGGTTGACCTCTTTCTTCTAACTCTCTGTAAGCTCTCCTTCTATCTGCTTCATCTGACATCAGTAATACTCCATCTTTCTTCTGTAAGCGGGTTCAAACTCCTCATCGTCTGGTGTAGCTATAAAACCACCTTGTCTGAATCTTAGTATAGCCTGTGTCATCGAATCTGCCAAGTCATCATGATCACCATGTGGAAAACTCGCACATTCCTCAACAACCTCCTCTGCAAAATTTGCATCTGGTCTCCAAACCATACCACTTTCAAACACAGGTGCACAAGCATTCATTCTAGCAAACTTATCAGCACCCTTGCTTGGCGTAAATGGCGTAACTGGAACACCCATACGTCTTAACTCTTGTGTTAATGGCGTGCCACTTGCTTTCTGCTCTATCAAAATCATGTCAGGATCATATGCCTCGGACAACTCCATTGCTTTTTGCTTGAGTTCTGGAAAATCCCATCTGCCTTTTTCGGCATCAAGCAAGATGATGGCATCTCCTTCTCCATCAACTGGAGTAAAAATACCCCAAGTAGTAATAGCACTATAATCAGAACGCTCATTTTTTGTGAACGCTGTGTCGTAGGACTGTATGACATACGAACAGGCAGGTGGGTTATCAGGATTCCAAACATTCCACCACTCCCTTTTTATTATCGCACCTTCTTCAGCAGTTGGGTTCTGCATATATTGTGCGTTCCATTTACCTACAGGAATAGATGCCTTAACGCCCTCTAACTCTTCTCTGCTCCAATATTCTGGCCATAATACATTATCTGTATCTGGAAAAATAGCAGGGAACTCCACGATCTCCCATTTATCAGCTCCGCCTTGTGCCTGCTTTTGTAATACTCTAGCAGTTAAATCTTTAATACCCCATCTTGTCATAACGATAATTATAGAACCGCCTGGTTGCAGTCTTTGTCTTGGACCTGATGTATACCAATCATAAATACTGTCCAAAGCCGTTGGACTTAAAGCATCTTGTTCTGATACTGGATCATCAATGATAAGTAAATCCGCACCTCTACCAGCTAAAGCACCGCCTACACCAACTGCATAATACTCGCCACCTTTGTTCGTTGACCATCTACCAGATGCTTTTGCATCCGCTGCCAACTTAACATCTGGAAATACATCACGAAAGTCATCGCTATCAATTAAGTTCTTAACCTTACGACCAAAGCCAACTGCTAATTCTGCCGTATGTGTTGCTTGTATTATTTTTAAATCAGGGCGTTTGCCCATAAGCCAAGAAGGAAATAAATAACTCGCAAATTCAGACTTTGTATGTCTTGGCGGCATGTTCACAATCAAACGCTTAATCTTACCATCAGCTACTTGCTGTAGTTTATCTGCATATATCTTATGATGCCTGCCCTCAATGAAAGATGGCCATATGCGTTTGACAAAATCTATATACTTATCTTGACTTGCTTTCTGCTTTTCAAGCATTGAAAGTCTGTCTAGCATGGGAGCTATCTTAGATAACTCATCATCACTTAAATATTCTGCAAACTCTAGGTTCATGTTCCTGTTGCTAAGAAATCGTCAACCGCTTTTATTAATCCACCATCTTTAGCGGCAACTATTGGTTTTGCAGGCACACCAGTTAATAATTCAATTAACTTGTTTAATTCACCACTGTCAAATCCTATTGGCTCAATTTTTGATGTCGCTGGTGCAAAAGGACTTGCAACAACTGTTGGTGTGTCAGTTGGTGTTCCTTTTATTGGCATTCCACCAATTACATTCGGCGGCAAGTCATCTTTCTTTTCTTCTTCTTTTTTTAACACTAAAGGTTTTATTACTGGTTCATCTGAATCACCACCTAAGTCTAAAGGTGCGTTAAAATCCATACCACTTCTAACTGCACCAGTAACAGGATCTCTTGATCCAGTAATTCTGCCTTGACTATCATAGATCGGATCAAAGTTTCCAGATGCTAAGTCAGATAAAATAAAATCTTTTGCCTTCTGCTCTGCAAAGTTTAAACCTGTTGTAACAAAACTTGGAATTTTACTCATTATACCACCACTAAATTGTGTAGGCCTTTTGTCGAGTTGTTGCAGTTGAGACGCTAAATTTTTGTTTTGAAACACACCTAGAGTGTCCTCTCGTGGATCATCAGAAAATATATCTGATCCACTTGTTAATGCGTCTGCAAATTCTTGTGATAACCCCATGTTCTCATCAAAACTGTCAGATGTATCTTCTTGACCATCATCACTACTTCCAAAATCCTCAGATGGACCAAAGGCATCTTCGAAACCAGAATAATCGACATCTCCACCTTCAAACATATTTTGTACTTGACCACCATTTTCGTACAATACTTTTCTCATAGACCCAACTGGAGTTCCATCTTCAAAAAAGAAACCTTCATCCCTGTCTTCTGCTGGCCTTCTAAATAATTCAATATCACCACCTGGACCATCAGATCGATTTACAGTGTCTATCTTATCAATTGGCGGGTCTCTAAAAAAATCTAAAATATTTATAGGTTCTAAACTAGGTGGTCTTTTTGCAAGAGCTGCATCTATTGCAGCTTGCTCTGCAGGAGATTTTACATCTCTTTGCATATTTCTAGACATTGCCTCTTCGTAAGTGTAATTATAATCTTTAGTTGAATCACCAAATCCAAGGTCATCAATTAGTTTGGCAGGTTCAGTCATTTTCTGTAGTCCCTCAAAAGGATTACTAGGTGTAAATATAGGCATCTCACCTAAACCAGGTCTCGTATTGGTCATAGGTGGTTTTAAATTTTGTGTTGGTGGTAATGATACGCTTGGCGAAGAAGTAACTTGTGGCGGAGCTGGCGTTGATGTCAAACCGCCTCCACCTGTGCCTGATCCAGAGCCATTTAAATTAAATCTCTGCTTTGCCATCTGCTCTATTTCTTCAATAAATGGCTGAACTTGAGTATCATCAATTCTCTTTGATAAAAAATCTCCGTAACTCGCTAATGGACCACCTGCAAAACCACCTTCTTGCATCATCTGCACTGGTGGGTTGAAAATGTCAATATCAGACATTGTGGGTGCCAAGGTTGGGGCTGAGGCACCCACCATAGGTGCTAATGGAGGACTCGCCGCACCATTCATATTCTTCAAAAACGTGCTAAAATTGCCACGACTAGTGGCCGTTGTGTCTAATTTTACTTGTGGTGGCTGTGCTGGTGCGGGTGGGGTCGGCATAAAACCGCCCATAGGTCCATTGGCCATCAAAAATCTCCAAATTTAACGTCTTTTGGAGATAGTAACTTACTAAGTGGCTTTTTGCAATAGCATTGTCATCTCTCTATTGCTCTGATCTAACAACCTTGTTACCCAAATCTCGTCTTGACGCTTATCAGCCTCGCCTATCGTGTGCTCTATGGCGTTGCAAAGCTTCCAAATACGCTGTTCTTCATGTTTTGTTAGTGGGTTTTTGTTATTATCAAAAGATTTTACCTCTTTTGTGGCTTTTTCAGCCTTTTTAGTGTCAGTATGATACAAAACTGCAAATTTTACCGCCTTTGGTATGCGATTTTGACCAGATTCATAACATCTGTAGCCCCTCTCGCTCAATCCTAACGTCTTTGCAAAGTCTATCTGACTCAATCGTAGCTCATTTCGGTGTTTTTTTAATATTTCACCATCCCAATCGCTATAACTCGTATCGCTTTTCTTCATTCTACCCTCTTTAGTAGTTTGTTTTGAATTAAATCCTCAACCAACTCCTCATCAGTGCCATATCTCATGTATTTGCCACTCCAATCACACGCTATTTCAGCAAAACCTTTGCGAAAATCATCGTGAGTTTTGTAATAAGCCTCTGAATCTGCATACAATTGCTGCACAATCTCTTTTGGAGTGCCCTGGTATACATTATCGGACATTGGTTCTAAAATATATTTAATCATATTAAGTTTATAGGCTTTGATTGCCGAAAGGTCAAGAAATTTTTTTATAAAATTTTTTTGCCCAGCGTATTTCAAAAACCTGGGGGCCGTTTGAGGGGAACTCGGCAAAAAGGTATTACCGCCGACAATATATAAAAAAAGGTGGGTATATACCCTATACCCACCCGATTATATCGGTACCGAATTAATACGATACCGAATTTATTTTTATGATAATGCTACAATTCTTTGATCAAAATAGTTAGCTAGATCTTGACTAATATTTTCATAAACAAAATCAGCTACGTTATAATCAGTAGTAATGGAACCTAAAGACATTCTTGTTAAAGTTTCTCCATCGTTAATTTTATATCCGCATAAATCATGCTGACCTTGGCTCGATCCATTTTCATAACCATATGAATGTTGGGTTAAACACGTAACCGCTTTTTGTGTTCTGTATTTTCTTTTAATGGTATTAACTGTACGAGCTACTGAACCTCTACAATTAATATCACATTCTAGCATAATCTCTTGAACCGTTGCTCCTTGCGGTCTTGATGCTATTTCATAAAACTTAAATAACTTTGTACGAGGTCTAAAGATATTTGACATTGTAAACTCTTCAACATCACCGCTATTAGTTAGCTTAACTCTATTTTGATAGCTATGATTAAACATACCTAACATTAAATGAGCAAAGTTATTTATCTTATTAAAGTTTAATGTTCCGCTATGTTGCCTAACCTCAATAGTATTTTTTGAGATATAAGTTTTATTAAGATTAACAGAATAAAATTTTGTTAGGTAATTATTCATTCGTCTATCATTAACCGCATCATCACAATATATAGCTTTTTGTAATTGCTCAACATTAGTGCTATTTTTAATAGGATCTAGATAAGCATAACTTATTGGCATACACATTCTATTCATACGTCTAGACTTAGGTAACATAGAAGATATTTTATTTTGATGTTTACAATATCTATAAACAAAATCTTTAATAACCTCAAAATTAAGCATTTCCATATTTTCACATTGAAAGTAAAAATTTCTATGTTGTTTAAATCTCTCAATTGATTGTTCAAAAAAATCTTTTTGAGAAATATTAATAGGTCTTAAACCTATATGAACATGATGACCGCAAGATTGTTTAACCTTACAACCTAAAGTTTCATCTAAATAATTATAAAATTCTTTTAGAAATTTTTCTGTATATGGCGAACCTATTTCTAAAGGTGGGAGTTTAATTTCACAACCTGTTTCTCCTAAATATTCTCGATCTACTTTAGGAGCTAAGAAACTATATTTTTCATGATTAGATAAAATATCGGCCATTTGATGTTCATTATATTTTAAACATTCTATTTCTAGACCCATAGCTAAACGTATACTGTTAACGTCTAATATTTTGTTATGTGTTATTATATCCATTGTTATTTTTCCTTATATTGTTTTAAAATGTATATAGAGTGTCGCATATATAGGTAATGAATGCAAGTTATAATTGTTCGTTTTTGTTGATTTTTAGCGTTTTTTTTACCTATTATGTAAACGATTGAGCTATATAAATTATTCAAAAAATATTAATTTTTTTAAAATTATCGGCCATTTTGCTGGATTGTTCGCTTTTTGGATACTGGGCTTCAGGTAGGATATGGGCCCGACCTGAACCCGACCCGAACATTAGCCCCGACTGGCCCGAGCCCGACCCGAACACCGAACAATTGTTCGGTTTTTACAGGTGCAGCAGGTCTGGCCTCCACGCCAGGTAGTCCAGGGGATACTGGTTGAAGGGATGCCCAGACCCGATACCGAACAATTGTTCAAAACAGCCTGACCCGAAGGCCCGAAGACAGTCTGGGTAAGCTGGGCAGCTCGGCGTAAAGCGAACAATTGATCGGTTACAGCTTCGCTGCAGGTCTGGGCACTAGGCCCAGCTCAATATAAAGCGAACAATTATTCGTTTTTGTGGAGGCTGCAGGTCAGGCCCAGGACTGGCGTAGCGAACAATTATTCGATTTTCTGACCCAGGCAGGTCTGGACCCGAACAAAAAAAACCCCGAGCCAGAAGCTCGGGGCTTATAATTTGCACGCATGCCCGAACAATTCGGGGGGTGCAAAACCTGTTTAAAATCTGCTAATGATAAAAGGAAGTTCCTTTTCATCATCATTCTTGCCTTGCCAACAATCAGGTAAGATAACGCTGGTGTAGTAATCCAAGCATAGTTTATCGCCTCCTAATACTTGGTCGTAAGTGTCTCCGTAGTCATCCTCAAACTCTTTCCAGTTTGCGTATTCTGTATAATCGCAACAGATAGCCACAACGTCCAGCTCAATTTGTTTGTTGTCCATGCACTCGCTGACCTCCCAAAGATAATCATATAGTGCTTTTAAACCCTCATAAGAAAAATGGTTCTTATAAGTGTCCCATTTTCTAAAAGCATCGATAAACTGATGCTCGTTAATAGTTTCTACAATTGCCATAATAGACTCCTTTTGTTTTTGTTTGTCCTTATATATATAGTCAATGATTGCCGATCAGTCAACAGGTAATTTATCTTTTTTTTATTTTTTTTCAGAACTGGGGCAACTGGGGCCTCGCTGCCAGAAGCGAACAATTGTTCACGCTGTCTTCAGGCAGCAGGAACAAGCTGGGCAGTCTGGGCCATCGGCTGCGTAAGCGAACAATTGTTCAAAGTGCTTCCCAGGCAGCAGGGCCTTGTCTGGTTGGAACTGGTCATTAGCTGCGTAAATGAACAATTGTTCGTAATCCCGAACAGCAGCAGGCCCGAGCCTCCCTGGTTGAACTGGTGGATCTGGGTACAGGGCGAACAATTGTTCAGAACCCGACAGGCTGCGTGACCTGCTGGACCCCGAAGCCCGAACAATTATTCACTTTAGGCAGCAGGTGAAGGCCTGGGTGTCCCGAAACCGAACAATTATTCGGTCTGGGCAGCAGGTTGAACCAGGCTGGGCAGGAACCCGAAAAGCGAACAATGGCTGTTTTCTGCGGGTTTGGTGGTAACCCGAAGCCCGAAGTACCCAAGCATCAGCCCGAGCCCGAGGTCTGGGCAACCCCGAACCCGACTGCCCGAGGCACCCCCGCAAGTGTTTTCTGCTAATTTGTGGGTTTTACGCTACTATGTTCTATCGTATTTGGGTCGTTATGGGTAGTGTTCGCTATTTTCATGCGTTTATGGGCAAGTTCCTGAAATTCCTGTAGTTTTGTCAGTATTTGTTCTCTTGTCATAGTGTCTGCCTGTTCATGTAGCACATGGGCCTTATTTACAAGCAATCCTGTAGCCTTTAAGCGTAGTTCTTCAGCCCGAATAGCCTCACCAAACTTCCCGCTCTCCCAAGCCTCATTTCGTATCTTTAATAAATCCCGCACCGACTTCTCAATTGTTACCCCGAATCGACTCCGAGCTTCCTCCCGCATCTCTTGATAACGCTCTTGGACAACTGGGTTCCGAAGCAGCCTAACTGCATCTACTCCAGGGTTAGCATATCCCGCTGCTCTCGCTGCAGACGTCTGCGTCATATCTTTGTGCATGAAGTTATCAAGAAAAGCTTGTTGTTTATCTGTTAGTCTTTTCTGACCAGATAGCCTTCGCTCCCTAGACAGATCTTCACCTACTCTTGGCATTAGTTCTCCTTTCATTATCTAACTCGGCTATTTTATCTTTTAGTTGATTTATAATAGGTCTAAAATATTTTGGTTTACGGATGCTTCTTAAATATTTTTCGTGGCGAGTTTCTAACATCGTGTAATGTAATAGTCGTAATCCTAATTGTTTTCTTTTGTTCATTTCAAAGATCCCTTAATCTGCTTTTTGCTAACAATGTATATAGGGTATGGGGCGGGTTACTTACCGCCCCCCTATACCCCCTTATAGGGGGTAAGTTCGGTAAGTTGGTAAGTACCAATAAAATCAATGACTTAGGAAGCATAAAATACTTACCAAGGGCTTTCGTAACCTCGGTAAGTAAATTAGATATACATATATAAAACAATGACTTACAACTTACCATGAATTTTACTTCCCGTGGTAAGTTCGTAAGTGTAAGTAAATCACTCATAAATGACCAGGACTTTCTCATCATTTGTTCGCTTAAACCAGCTGCCTGCGTTGGTGCATTCGTACCCAAGTTTTTTCATAGTTCCCCAAGTTACGACAAAGCAATAATGGCAATCATTAGGTCCAGTTCCAGCTTTCTTAAAGCAATTAAGCTTATGGTTAATGTCCACACTATGGACCCGAGTGATACCTTTTTCTGTGGCACAACCGAGGCAAATAGTTTTGTTATTCAAAACCAACTCTCGGTTGCGTAAGATTTGTTCGCTACACTCAGTGCAGCGGATCAGATCAACGTTAATCATTAGCTACCTACCTTTCTAAATACATCTAATTTATTTTTTTGCATTTGGTCGGCCTCATGCACTGCCCAATTAAGATAATCAGTATCAAGGCCAAAATCTTCATAACCCTGGGCAATAGTGTTGAAGTAATGAGCGGCGGGCAATGCCACACCTTTATTACGCATAACATAAATCATTACTTTACCATTAACACCTGGAATATCTAAATCGACCCTAATCTTTTTATACAAGTATGGATAGCCCTCGAATCTATCTAAGGACTTCTCACATTCTTTGGTGATTTTCCATAAGCCAATAGGCACTTGTGCGTCTTTGTCCTTAACAATGTCTGCAACACCATTAAAGACAAGCCTAAAGCCCTCGAGCATGAAGCTAATCATGGGTTGGGCTTTGGGGCAACGCACTGCCATATTGTCTTTATTTAGATTGGCACCATAAGCACCATAATACATTATGATAACTCCTCTAAGGTACTTGAGATTTTATCAATAGTTTCTTGACCACTTGTACTCATTCTATCGTAATCAAAATACAAATCGTCAATTAACTTACTGACTTTCTCTAAATCTTTTTTAGTAAAGACTTTAACTTTTACTAAGTTTTCCATAACATACTCCTTTCATTTAAAATGTTATCCTGTATTTATAAGCAATCATTACCTATATGTCAATAGATTAAATTGTTTTAATCCATTCAACAAACTTCCTGTAATACCGAACAAACAAGCTCGGCTTTTTGTGAATTGTTGTTTTATGAATATGTAACTTTAAATATTTAGTGTTCATATTGCTCTTCCTTTTTAATTAAATCACAAACATATTCGTGACCATGTTCACCAAATTTTTCTTTAACCAGGATCAACGCTTGTTTGTTCGTTTTACCTTCATCTGTTAATAGACTACCGAAATATTCTTCGACTTCAATTAAAAGATTGTTTTGATAAGCAGTCATAATTATTCTCCTTGTGCTTTGTTAAGTTTGTATTCAGTTTGTTTTGTGCCGTAGGCTTTGTTACCGACCTTTTTGGCTTTGATCCAGATACGCCTGGTGACATTACCAAACCTATCCCGAAATCTTCTCCAATGACCACAACGCCAATGTTCGCATTTAGGCGTGCCGTGACCTGTAAATTCACGCTCATACCTCTTAACACCCCTTGGCTTTGGTAACTCAATAGTCATCAAAGAATACTCATTAAATGGAATTGCTTTACCCCGAGAAATATGTTTAATCTTCTTTGTTTCTCTTTGTTTTTTCTTAAAAATTACATGATCAAAATTAAACATTGCCAATGCAGCTACTAAAAACTTGGCTTGCCCTCTAATAAATGAATAAGAAATATCCATAGCTTGCATTTCAGTTTTACTATCCAATCTAATTTTATCTTTAATATTTTTTTCAGGTGTCATCCATTGCAAAGCATAACTCTCTGCCCAAATCAATTTTGAACAAATCGATGCAAAATCTCCTTGTGCTGCAACTCTATGACAAGCACTACGATTAAAACCTTTTCCAGTTAAAGCATTTTGACCATAAACAAAGTCTTTACCGCCATTCATTTTGTAAATAGCACTAATCTCTTTAGCTCTTCTTTCAACACCTTGTGCGAAACGTTCACTATAATAATGGAAATAATCCTCACCGAAAAAAGAAATGCCTGGCCAAGTTACTTGATCTTTACCATCTACGTGACCTTGATCAAATCTATATTTGTAAGTGGGAGTAAACATATTTGTGCTATTTCTAATTTCTTCAACCCTTTGATTAAAATTAAGCTCACTATCTGATACATTTGCAATTTTAAAAGAAAAAGGCGATACACACCATTTACCAAACTTATTTTTGTCAACCCTTGGTAAACTCTCATTTTTAAAACGAGTTTGAAGCATATGCTCAACCGCATCGTCAGTAATTTGAGTCCAAGGAATAAAATGCGTTCCATCATCATCTTCAAATAAATGATAACCTTTTCTTTTACTCTGAAATAAATCAACCATTCTTTGATTAATAAAAGGAACTAAAGCTGGGTATCTAGTCGCAAAAAACTTTCTATACGCTTTAAACAAAGCCATTTCATTAAATTCAATAAACATATTAGGAAATGGTGGCTTTGCAATTTCAATGGCCTTCATAAAAGCTTTTGGCTTAACCATTGATGCTTGCACCAGATTGTATAACAAAGAATCATCAATAACAAATTTTTTAGATTGAACTAAATCAACACGCACCTTTTGAGCTGTTCCATGTGCATATTTATGATTCTGAAAATTTACTAAATTCTTTTTAGGATTAGACAAAGCAGCAATAATCTCGCTTGCCATCATCGGCTTTTCAAATGTTTGTTCTGACATAATATCTCCTTTATATGCTAGTCT